GCAATCACCTACGACAGCTCCGGCGCAAGCTTTCCCGTCGGAACACGCGGATGGGGAGCACTCACGGCCTACGACGTACTCAACACAGCAGGCACAGCAGGAAGCGGAGGCCATCTACCGAACGTATATGCGGACCTATCCGCAGCAACCGCAGCAACAATCAACCAACTCAGACAATCGTTCCAAATTCAAAAACTACTTGAACGAGATGCACGAGGTGGCACGCGCTATACAGAAATCATTCGATCACATTTCGGCGTTATCTCACCTGATGCAAGACTGCAACGACCCGAATATCTGGGCGGCGGATCAACACTGGTCAGCATCACGCCTATCGCACAAACTGGACCAACTGGCACAACAGGTTCAGACACTCCGCTCGGAAATCTCGCGGCAATGGGAACAGCGCTCAAACAAAACGACGGATTCCACCAAGCCTTCACAGAACACGGACACATCATCGGACTAGCAATGGTTCGCGCCGATCTGACATACCAACAAGGGATGCGGCGCATGTGGTCAAGATCAACACGCTACGACTTCTACATGCCGGTCTTCGCCATGCTAGGCGAACAAGCAGTGCTGAACAAAGAAATCTACATCACCGGCAACACCACACAAGACAACCAAGTCTTCGGCTACCAAGAACGATGGGCAGAGTACCGCTACCATCCATCAATGATCACCGGATATTTCCGAAGCACAACACCAACAACCATCGATTTCTGGCACTACGCAGAAAAATTCGGAAACCTGCCAGCTCTCAACGGAACCTTCATCACAGACCCAAGCGAATCAACAATCAGCAGGTCAACCGCCGTCGGACCAGAAGCAAACGGTCAACAGCTAATCGCCGACATCTTCTTCAGCGTGAAGGCAGCACGACCACTGCCGATGTACAGCGTCCCTGGTCTAATCGACCACTTCTAATATGTTCGGCGACATATTTGGGAGCGTACTGGGGTTCATCGGAGGAGAACGCCAGAACAAAGCGAACGCACAAGAAGCAGCCGAAAACAGAGCGTTCCAAGAACGTATGTCAAACACGGCATACCAGCGGGGAGTGGAAGACTTGAAAAAAGCCGACCTCAACCCGATGCTCGCATTCAGCAACGGACCAGCATCAACACCAGGAGGAGCACAAGCAAGGTTCGAGAACTCCGCAGCGTCAGCAGCGCAAAACATGCAAGTTCACACGCAAGTGGAGAACACGAAAGCTCAAACACAACTACTGGAAGCACAGAAAGCCAAAACCGAAGCCGAAACACAACAAGTCGCAACAAGCACAACCAACATTGGGCAACAGACCAAAAACCTGGAAGCTCAAATACCACTAATCCGTGAGCAAGTGCAAAACATGATGCACGATACATGGAACAAAACGACCCACGGCAACCTAATGGATGCACAACGTCGACTCGTAAACATCGAACAACTCCTAAGGGCAGAGCAAATCAGTCTAACTGACGCACAACGAAAAACACAGGAAGTAATCACCCAACTGAAACATCTGGAAGTTCCAGGAGGAGAAAACACCGCAAAATGGGAAAAGAGCATGGGAATGATCGAAAGATCAGTCAACCTGGGCGGGAAAGTGACGGACATGGTTCCCGCCAAAAAAGCAATCGAAGCGCTGACAAACTCAGCAAAGAAAGGAAAATGATGCCAATCATAACCAAAGACGGCGAGATCATCGACAGAGAACCTCTCCGAACGCCCCGCAACTACGCCACCTCACACGCAAGCGACGAGACGGCAACCTACAACAACGAGCCAACAAAAACACAGCAGAGCTTCCGAGACGAGACTGACATCAACCACATCATCGACAAATTCGGCGTGGAAAATGTGGCTCAAAACCCAAGACAAATGCCGTCGTCCTCAGACTTCTACGAGACGTTCGACTACCAAACGGCACAAAACACAATCAGACAAGCCCATGAAGCATTCATGGACCAACCTGCGCACATACGCGCAGAATTCGACAACGACCCGGGGAAATTCATCAAATTCTTCGAAGACCCGGACAACCAAGACAAGGCCATCAAACTAGGCCTCGCAACCAAGCGGACAGAGCCGCAAAAAGAAAACAACCCGGCAGAAGAGCCGGGAAAAGAGACACCTAAGTAGGTGTCACTGGGACCAGTTACATCAAGTAGAACCCTGGTCCCATCCCCAGGCTCTGCGGAGCCTGGGGCCCCTAGCAGCTCGCCTACGGCCCTATTCGGGCCTACAGCGAGGGGGCAGCGGAAAAGATGATCCGCTTATCAAGGCCTAACGGCCTTAAGAGGCCACATGGTGGCCAACAACAACAGCCCGCGAAAGCGGGCTTTTTCATGCTGAACCAACGCGCATGAAAAGTAAAATCCGACAAAATAATAGACAAAAGAAAAAACAGTCGGATATAATGAAATCACTGCAATACCGCAGTGAAACGAAAGGAAAGAAAATGGCTGCACAAGCAGAAGACGTCAAGACGAAACAAATCTTCGAGGACGAAGAAAAGATGCTGCTCATCGCAGCACTGAAAACCCACGCAGAAAAGGTGGGACGAAAAGCAGCGGCAGACGCGCCGCCGCAAATCAAAGAGCTCTGGGCCGCAGAAATGGCCAAGATCGAACAACTCGCTCGAAAGGTCGCAAAATGAGAACGACACGACACAATGTGAACAAAAAGCAAAGCGCCAAGCAGTTCAAGCGCGAAAGCAAAACCGTCGCAGCGGCAAACCTCAACATCACGCCCATGAGAGGCGGCTGGCGACTCTAATGCCATGCTACAAGCCGATGCAGGCATTCAAAACCGCAAACGGCGAAGTAGTATTCGATGAAAAAAGGCACCATGGCGAAATTGTCAAAACACTCACACTCGCGTGCGGACAATGCCATGGCTGCCGATTGGAACGAAGCCGCAGATGGGCAATGCGCTGCATGCACGAAGCAAGTCTGTACAAACAAAACAGCTTCATTACCCTCACATACAAAGACGAGAACCTACCTCATCGGAACAACCTGGATCACAGAGACTGGGAACTGTTCATGAAACGACTGCGCAAAAGCGCAGAACCTCAACAAATCAAATTCTTCATGTGCGGAGAATACGGACCAACAACACAACGACCACACTACCATGCGATCATATTTAATTGGCGCCCTGATCAAACAGAATACCATCATACAACAGGCGCTGGAGAAAAACTCTACACAAGTCAACAACTTGACAAACTGTGGGGACTGGGACACACCTCAATCGGAGAAGCAACCTTCGAATCAGCTGCATACATCGCAAGATACTGCATGCAAAAAGTCACAGGAGACGCCGCCTACGAACACTACAAAAAATACGACCATCTAGGAGAATACTCACAGGTACCTGAATACCAGGAGGAAAGCAACGGCATCGGAAAAGACTGGCTCTACTTCTTCAAAAACGACGTATACACAAACGACTACATCATCATAAACGGAAAGGAATCACGAACACCAGCCTACTACGACAAACAATTCAAAAAATGGAGCCCGGAAGAGCTTGATGAAATCAAGGCTCGACGGGAATACAACGCATACAAACACGCTAGCGACAACACACCCGAACGGCTAGCAGTCAAAGAACAAGTCGCGAAAGCAAAAACAAGCTTTCTAAAAAGGAACACACTATGATTCTCGCAGCAGTATACGACCGCGCCACACAAGCACACGGACCGGTCATGACCTTCCGAACAAACGGCGAAGCAATCAGAAGCTTTGCACAAGAAGCGAAAAACGCGCAAGGACAAATCAGCAAATCCGCACCGGATTTCGAACTGTGGAAACTCGCAGACTACAACGAAGAAACCGGAGACATCACCAGCAACCGAGAACGCCTCTCGCGCGCCGAAGACTACACACAAGGAGCATAAAATGGCCGGCATGATGCACAAAAACAAATCAGTCGATCCGCACAACTTCGCAATGATCCCGAGCGCAGACATTCCTCGCTCACAATTCAGGATCGAACACACACACAAAACAACATTCAA